TCATCGACGGCTGACTCACTGATAAACTCTATAGCACGCATTTTAGTGGAACATTAAAAATTGATTTTGTACATCTAATCTTGGAGCACCCAAGTCACCATGACCTGCTGGGAATACAACTACATTCCATTTTGGTTTGGGTCCTTCTGGAATCTTAACCATTTGGTCATATGTAATAATACTATCTTTATCTATCTTATACTGACTAGCTAATTTATCCTTAAATTGATCCCATACTTCAGGGCTTTTTACGATAGTTCTGCCATCTTCATCCTTAACATACTTACCTTTTTCATCAGTTTTAAACAAACCTTTAAAGAATTCTTTTGGTAGTGTTACAGCATCTTTAACAAATTGTCCCTTCTCTCTAGCAAACTTAACTGTTTTGACTTCTTTACTCTTAGCACCTGGACTAAATTGTTTAACAACATTAGGGGGACTATTTGGATCAGTTACAATGTCTCCCATCTTACTATAAAAATAAAATCTTACATCAGGATTCATCCTAGCAACATCCATCATTAAGTCATAATAATCTTTACTGAAGAAATCTCCAGCATCATGTATACGCACTAACAACTTAATACCAGCTTTATCTACTCTTGCTTTTGCTTGTTTTACTTCACTATCAAACATTTTCATGTAATCTTCAGGATGGTTTAGTAAAAAGTTTAATGCCCTAGCCGCACTCATACTACTGCCTGGAAACATTACATAACCACCTTTTCTAGCATAACAATATAGTTGACACTCACCTGCACCTGGACAGGTTTCAACTTCAACGAAAACTGGTTCACCACCTGCACTGGCTTCTTCATCAACTACAATTCCACTTAGTGCTGGTAATGTCAAATCATAAGTAATAGCACCCTCTTTTTTACTTTTAGCCATTTTAGCATTGGTACCAAGTATACTGTTTGGAGGAGTAGTGATTTGGCTAGCTAAATCATCTAAATCCCATTCTGTATTCTCATTGTCCTTAGTGATTGCTTTAATATTACTAGCGTGTATAATAGGCTTAAATCTATCTGCTTTTGTTTTTTCTCCCTTTTTAATACGAGACAAATATGCTTGTAAATCATCTTTGCTGTATTGTTTTTGTGGGATGTCAACTTTCAAAGCTTCATCGACTCCTTGTTGTTCAATATTAAGCATGGTCACGGGAAATCCACCCAATGTTGACACGCTCATTTTATCTTCTAGTAGTATTTCATTGATTTTCATAGGGATTCCGTATTATAATTAGTATTTATCACTTTTATGGACTCTCCATCCTTTGTGGACATTCCTATTGCCCTTAGTAATTGCTGATACTGCTCCTGCATTTAAGTTATATTTTCGTGTCAATTGTTGTTTAGTACACGGCTCTTCGGTCCCATCCTCATTTACAAACATATATATGGTGTGGTCATAATTCCAACTCAACGGTCCTGTATATTTGCCCTTTTGACTTTTTGACAAATTTTCACGGTGCTTGTCTGTCTTGATCTTACCCCGTAATTTCTCAACAGGTTTTCCTAATTTTAATAGTGACTGTAGTTTTTTAGTTTCTTCTGTGTGGTTTCTACCAAACATGCCATTAACTACGCCAAAACATCCTCCGCCATCACCGTTCTCATCTTTCAAATTGGCCCATTTGTTACTTTTAATAACAGACCACAATTTACTATAAAATACTCCCCATGCTCTTATTGCCGATTTAGATACACATTTATGAAGAATTTTAGTATCATAATCGTATCCATGCTTTTTCAGATGTAGTTTCCAATACTTTCCTGATCCAGTATATTTGTTAGGGTCTTTTCTAGATGTAAATCCTAGATATTGTAAGCCAGTGATTCTATGTGTCTTTACATAGAGGTAATAAATAATCATGCTGATTGCTCCTTTACAGCGTTAGAGAGGGTGGGATTGTCCAGATCCGCGATCCTCACTTTTATTTATTCCGAATAAGTTGACTTTATATCCAACTTATTGTATCATAAAAATATGTACTTTTATGGTTAATACTTATGGCTAACAAAATCGGTTTTGCTTGTAAATTTTCAGAAATTCATCCCACAAAGGGTATTATCTCTGTCCCTGAATATAACTGTAAAACCACAACAATTGCGTGGTTGGACAGACAATCTAAAAATTCAGCATACGAAAAACTCACAGACATTGCCAAGCACAATGTAACGGCTATCAAAAAGGTGATTGACCATCTTTCTACACTACCACCTGAATTACGAATGTTCCGAATCAGTTCGGATGTTTTGCCTGCTTATACCCATGATGATTACAAACCATTTTGGCAAAGTTCTACTGTGCGTAATTTGCTAGAGCGTTGGTTTGCTCCACTTGGCGAAACAGCAAGACAAAACGATGTAAGATTAAGTTTTCACCCTGACCAATTTGTAGTATTGGCTAGTGATCGCCCTGAAGTAGTAAATAAGAGTATAGAGGAGTTTGAATATCATGTGGATATGGCCCGCTGGATGGGGTACGGTAAAAAATTTCAGGACATTAAAATCAATGTCCACATCTCGGGTAGAGCCGGTGTCGAAGGTTTTAGACAATCCTATAAGAGACTCAGTGACGAAGCCCGCAATAGTATTACAATTGAAAACGAAGAAATAAGCTATGGACTCAATGATTGCCTTCAACTTAGTGATATTATTCCTATTGTCCTTGACATTCATCATCATTGGATTCGGGAAGGTGAGTATATCCAAACCACTGATGACCGTGTCAAAAGGGTTATTGATAGTTGGCGTGGTCGGCGCCCTACTTGCCATTATTCTGTCAGTAGAGAGGATATCTTGGTTAACCACTGCGTTCATACACTTCCCAATCATAAGGTTCTCTTAGAATCTGGACACAACAAACAGAAACTACGAGCCCATAGTGACTACATGTGGTCCTCCGCAGTCAACGATTGGGCTAAAACTCATTGGGACTGGGCGGATATAATGGTGGAATGTAAGTCAAAGAACCTCGGGGCCCATCAATTGTATGAATCCTGGAAATAATGAAAAAACTCTGTGTTTTCTTGAACGAAGTTTATTGATGGTTGCTGAATCTATTTTCATCAAATTGGTTATTTGTCTGTTGGTTTTGCCTTCGGCAATAAAAGACACAGCTTCCTTATATTTTTCATAGTCAGACATTATACGAATGTCCCAAGTTTTATTAGCTTTATCGCTTGCTTTATCTAAGTTATGTTTATACCATTCTTTTAGCGAGATTGCTTGTTTTTCTATTATGGCGCCTCGGTCAGGATTACTATCGTAATATTTTCTTAAACCGACAGAAGTTTTAGGATTAGGGCGGCCTCGAACAGTGGCTGCTAGTTTCTCAGTATGTTCTTGTTTACGAGGTGGTTTTTTCCTTCCGAGTTGAGCATCACGCAACTTTTCTCTGGTTTGATTACTAGGACTACCACCGCCACCGGTTTCTGGAATACGATTGGCCCAAATTCTGTTACCGTAATCATCCACCGATGTTGTTACTCTATAATATGTAGAATAATATCTACCAAGAGTGTTTAATTCTTCTTTGGAAGAACATTCCGCAAGTATCTCAGTACTCACAGTGTATCCAAATTGATTTAGGTGTACTCTCCAATCTTTTCCTGAGCCGCAATAAGTATATGGGTTTTGTTTGGATGTTTGTCCTAAATATTTTAACCCTGTTATATTATGGGTCTTGACATAAAGATAATAAATAATCATGCTGATTGCTCCTTGTAAGCGTTAGAGAGGGTGGGATTGTCCAGATCCGCGATCCTCACTTTTATTTATTCCAAAATATTTGAAACTCCCTATATTTTAATATATACTTAAAACTTATTTGATACATATATAAATGTTTGATAAGTTAAAAAGTATTTTTGGGTTTGAGAAGAACATACCAGAGCAGAAGCCCGTTCCTCCGAGCGAGGATAGTCCCAAGCCTAAAAAAGAAAAAAAGCCTGAGCTTACACCAAAAGAATTAGCAACTGCTAATAACGAGCCATATATTAGTATCATTAAGGTAGATATTGACCCCAATGATATTAATAATGGTAGTTTTGAGTTAGATTGGAACGATAAGTTTGTATTAAATTTAATCAAAGCAGGGTATAAAATTCGCAATGATGATACGGATGAAATGATTGTAGACCGTTGGTTCCAAACTGTTTGTAGAAATATAGCGTTAGAAATTTATGAACAACAACAAGCCGATCCTGATAATCGTGATATGCGTGTTATTAGGTCAAGAGACATTGGAAACGGAAGAACAGAGGTAAGTTAATGAACAGTCGTTATGATTATGTAAAGTGTAGTATACCTAATTGTGATAAAGGAGTAGGTTATCACAGAACAAAAAATAATAAACTATTTGACGGTATTAGCATACGTTGGAAAACTGTATGCGAAAAACATCGTAATAAACAAACTGGAAAGCCATTAGCAGATAAATGGAAATTACAGCAAGGATGTGCTAACCATGTAGGTAAATATGGTGGTATTCCTTGTACATCAATTATTACTGATCCTAGTCAACTAGAAATCAATCATATAGATGGAAATAATACAAACCGTGATGAATCAAACATCGAGGTACTATGTAGTAATTGCCATAGAATCGCTACAGTAGAACAAAATCATCATTTGCCCAAAGTTGGTAAAAATAATATCGGAAACAGAGAACTCTTTCCCGATCTTTAATACCCAATTATATTGTCAATTAATCAAAATATGCGTATAATCTACGCATATTATCTAAATATATACTATCCCAGTTATGAAATACGCACTTATTGACACCGCAAATACGTTTTTTAGAGCCCGTCACATTGCCAGTCGCAACAGTGACACATGGGAAAAAATCGGTATGGCATTACATTTGTCACTAGCAAGTGTTAACATGGCTGTAAGACGATTTGGTATTGACCACACTGTATTTTGTTTAGAGGGTCGTAGTTGGCGTAAAGACTTTTATAAGCCTTACAAAGCCAATCGTAAATTAGATGAATCAGCAATGACCGAAGCAGAGGTCGAAGAAAACAAGATGTTTTGGGAAACATATGAAATGTTTACAAACTTCTTACGTGATAAAACAAATACTAGTGTATTGCGTCATCCTACTGCTGAGGCTGATGACATTATTGCTAGGTTTATACATTTACATCCAAATGACTCGCACTATATTATTAGTTCTGATACTGATTACGTTCAGCTTATTAACGAAAACGTGTTCCAATACAACGGAGTCAGTAACCAACTTATCAAACTATCAGGTTACCATGATGAAAAGGATAGACTGATTGTTGACAAAAAAACAAAGGTTGCTAAAGAACTTGGTGACCCACAATTTTTACTATTTGAAAAATGTATGCGTGGTGATAGCACAGACAATGTTTTCAGTGCCTATCCAGGTGTACGTACAAAAGGTAGCAAGAATAAAGTTGGTCTAGTTGAAGCATATGAGGATCGTAATAAACAAGGCTTTAATTGGAATAACATGATGCTACAACGTTGGGTAGACCATGATGGTGTAGAACATCGTGTTCGTGAGGACTATGAGCGTAATCGTACAT